GTTTATGAGGTGAGCGACATACGCGCACGTTTTGGTGCCGATGAGCGTAGAGCCATTATAGGTCTGAAGCAGAATAGTCCCCGCATAGGTTTTTGCGTTCGGGATTAGTTGGGCGATGGCGTCTTCAATGGCGGACGTGTCAAGCGTGGTAGAGACGCCGACGTTTTGCGCGATGAGATGGTCAGTATTGTCGTAGGTGATATAGACCTTGTGGGTGAACAAGGACGACTTCCGGTTGGTGTAAATGGTGATGGTGTCGCCGAGGTTGAAGTCAGGCGTGTTAGTGCCAGCTTGCCCGATAGTCGGCTCAGAAGCGCGAGGTATGGTAGTAAGCGGAAGCGAGATGGAGTCTGACGACCCGTTAAACCAACCGTAAGGGTCGTCCATAGAAGCGTAGCCGGAAACGGTTTTAGTTCCGTCGTCATTATGAGCAACCGTAACCGTTCCCTCGGCGATAGTTTTAGTTCCCTCGGACAAGTAGTGCGATATTTCTCCGGTATAGTCATAGACGGTCTGCCCATTAACGTTGATAACACGGCGACACGACGTAGAATACGTCTGCCCCGACCACGAGTTAGAACGGTAAACTTTGAGCTTATAACGAACGACGGACGTGTTGTCTTGGACGTTGTAGCTGTCCTCTGATAGCTCGAGGATACCCCGCATATAAGTTGATAGAGTGAACTCGGTTGATACAGCCATTTTAGTTGCCCTCCCACGTTTCTTGGGTTTTTACGAACGCCCACCCTTGTTTCGAGCCGGAAGTCAGTGGCACGATTTTAAGCGGTGGCATTGTAATCTGCGATTTGACAGAAAGTTTCGCGACTTTGGTTGTGTCCTTATTGAGATAGAAAACCTTTTGCTCGGTGCCGGAGACGGTAGAATAACCGGCGAACTCAAGCGGGGTGATTTGGACATAATCACCAGACGTTGAGGATTTGACGCGGACGCCATTTTCCGTGAGCGCGACCTGCGTATTTAGGATTTCCGTTTGAGACTGTTGCCACGGAGCTTTAGTGTCGGACTGAACGAGCATAGCGTCAGTAATGTATAGATGTTCGGCGTTGGTATTCACGAGCGAGACGGTAAGCGTGTTGGAAGCGGGAACGATGTTTTCTTGAGCGACCTCACCCCACACGACCTCAGTGCCATCAGCGAGCGGTATAGTCCACGTATTTGTCCCGTCAGCAAGAACGATAGCCCCCGCGCCCACAGTCGGTTTCTTGACGCGCGCAGAAAAGCTATAAGCCACATTTGGAGAGACCGTGACGGTCTGCACCATAGAAGAGCCGGACGTAAGGTCGATTTGGTTGCCGGAGACCGCACCATAGTTAAGGCTCTCCGGCGAAGTCTGGGCGGAGACAGTTCCGGTTTTTGTCCAGTAGGGGAAGTTCCCATCGCTATCGAAGTCATAGCCGACGGAGTTTTTGAGACAGTTCGACCCGCCCGCCTTTTGGACGGACTGGGTGATGGAGTTGACCGTTTGGAGATACTCAGTATAGTTCGCTTGGACGGTCTCGTCGGTCTGTATGGTCTTCTGAACGAGCGCGTCAATTTGCCCCTGTTGTTTATCGGTCATCAGCCGGACGTTCCACACGGTTTTGGTCGAAGAGCCGGCAGTAGAATAGTCGGTATTTTTTGTGTCGGGTATAGTGCTTTTGAGCGTTTCCTTGAGCGAGCCGGCGATGGTGACGGAGACGGTAGAAAGCACCATCTCGCCCATCTCATTATTCTCGCCGTCAAAAACCTTTATACGGTCTCCCACTTCATACCAACCGTGCCCCTCAGTCTTACACTCGCCCGCGCTATATTCGAGACCGGCGGTTGCGGAGAGAAGCGCGTTCGCCATCGCGATACGTTTTGTGTCAGCGTCATCGTCGGCATAGGTGGCGATTTCGTTATTGGTGAGCCGGATTTCTACGCGTTCACTATCATAGGTAGCGGGCGCGATGATATTGTCCTCTTGAGGCTCAGTAGCAAGGGTAAACGTGTTAGAAGCCCCGAACTTGTCGCCGAAAGATACGCTCATTAAGTTGGAGTAGGCAAGGTTTTCTTGCGAAGAAAGTTGAACTGGTGCAAGTTCGAGAGTGTCGGCGACGCCGAGTTTGACGCGAGCGACAGTGGCAGTAGCCCCCGCGAGCATATCGAGAATATCGCGGTAGGTAGTCTCCGCACCTTCTTCAAAAAGCTCAAGCGTGTCTTCCGTAGCTGCGGGGATTAGCACGGACGCATTAGGCAAGCCCGCGACGCTAGACGCGAGCGTAAGCCCGAACTTGACCGCCACTTGCTCAATGATAGACGCGACGGTAGCGGGGTATTGGATTTCCCCACGCCTATAATTTGTCTCGCGCATAAGCCCAATTTGGTCGATGACGGAGAGTTCTGTCATACCATTTTTGAGGTCAATTTTTTCTTCCTTGATAAAGAAGTTCCCGTAGGGGATTTCTTCCCATACCTCATTATTTTGGTTGTCCACGCCCGTCTTAACTCGAAGCCACACCCCGCATTTTAAGCCGGCATAGACGGGGAAGCTGTCGCCCACTAGCTTAATAGTGCCAGAGCGGACGGCGGAGAGAAAGTAGCCACCCTCTTGAGTGAGCGCGACAGAAGCGAGAACGTCCGACGAGGTATATTCCACCGGTATCTCGGAGTTCAGCGTATAGATGGCAACGCGCGCCCCAACGAGCTTGAGTGGGGCGGTCATAGCGTTTCTGATGGAAGCGGACGGAGTAAGCATTAGACACTCCTCGATAGTGGCACGAGCGAGAACTCAATTTCGTCGATGAGCGAGTTCTTACGCCGGCGGAGTTTAGTTTTGAAGTCGGACGCGTAGTAGTTAGCGGTTTTGACCGAGTTCGAGATAATGTCATAGAATTGGACGCTAAAGAAGTCAGTGTTGAGGAGCGCGCCGAGAGACATCACGTTCGAGACCTCTTGGACAGTGGTCTTGACGACGATTTTCGGGAAAATCCCGATAAGCGAAGCGCGGACATCGCCCATCATATTGCGTTCCGCGTCTTTCCATAGCTTGTTGTATTCGACGGTATATTCGCAGATGTTCGAGACGTCTGTGCCGTTGATACGAAGTAGTCGAGCGTTTATGTCAGCCATCACTTTTCTCCTTTTATGACCTCACTCTGCGAGGGGTATTCAATATCATTTTTCCGAAGAATATCTTGAAGCACGTCGATATATTTTTTGGCGTGGTCGAGTTCGTTTTGGACTTCGTCTAGTAAGGCGCGCGCTTTCCGGAGCTTTTCTTCCGCGGTGTTGTATTCTTTGATAGCCTCATCACGAAGCTGGAGAGCCACGTCCACGTTGGTTTTTTCCGTTTCGATTTTGATTTTCCGGCGGTTTGTCAGATAGTTGAATAGAGCAACCACGCCCCCGCCACCGAACAAGCCGAGAAGCAGGCTTGTGATGTTTTCTGGTATATCTGTCATCGCCGGTCTCTCCTTTTAAGCTATAACGCTTCTGTTCCTATTATATGATTTTTCGTTGATTTTCTCTACCATAACGTCCGTGATTTCCTCGTCTCCGATACGCACGATGAACACGGGGTTTCCTTCGTCTTTCGACCCGATACGGTCAGCCAGTTCGTCAATCCACTCGGTATTATTCTCGAGCGGAACAACCGCCTCACGCCCACTCTCGCCTACCATCGCAATAGTAGCGTCGTTGATGATACCACCACGAGCGAGACGCGGGAACGATAACGTGTTGAGATAGCCCAGATTTATACCTGGCACTTTGTTAATAACGTCGATAAGCCTGTTAATACCTCGTATTGGTGTATTAAGGAAGCTCTCGGCAAACGACAGAATACCATTGACGACGCCCTTGAACGCACCAGAGACCGTCTCGCCGATTTTGGTGCCGATTTCCCCGAACTTTGTTTTGATTTTGTCCCATAAGTTCGAGAAGAACTGTGGTATAGAAGCGAACGCGTTTTTGATATTATTGCTGGCTCTCTCGAACTTCTCCTTGAAGTAGGTCGGAACGGACGCGAAGAAGTCCTTGACACCGTTCCACGCGTCAACAAGCAAGTCGCGGATTATGCGGAGACCTTCTTTGACAGCGTTCCATATACCCCAGATGATACCTTTGAAGAAGTCGAGTAACTGAACGAGGATTTCTTCAATCGCGTTCCAGATGTCGGTGACGACTTGGACGACGCGGGTGACAAAATCAGATATAACTTGAACGATAGCCGTGATGACGTCAACGACAACCTCAACGATACTCTTGACGATAGCGATGACGACTTTCAGGACTTCGATGACGACTTTGATGGCAACGACGAGAACGTCAGCGATGAACTTCGCGATGTCCTTGAGGTATGGCATAGCGAAGTCGAGTATGTCTTCCACGAGGTCTAGGATTACTTCCAGTATGGGCATTACGGCGTCGAGGACTTCGGAGATAAGCTCAAGCACCGGCTCAAGCAAGTCCATTAACACATCGACGAGTTCCATTAGCGGGTCCATAATTTGGTCGAGCAGGTCGATAGCGATGTCGAGAATGTCCATTATGAAGTCGAAGATTTTCTCGAAGATAGGCGAGAGCTTCTCGAAGATGGGGAGAAGTTTCTCGGCGATTTTGGCGATGAGCTTCCCCACGAAATCAAGGATTTTAGACAGCACTTTCTCGAATACGGTAAACACTTTCTCGATGACCGGACGAAGCCTCTCAATGGTGTCCATAACCCGCTTGATGATTTTCTCGCCGAGTTCCTTTAGGACTTGAACGAGTGGTTTAAGAGCCTCGCCGATACGTTTAACGAAGTCCATCAGTTTTTGGAGCGTGTTTTGTAAGAAGTCCTTGAGAAAGTCGCGGAAGTTCTCGTTAGTGAGGAGAAGCCCCCCGATGACGGCTGTGAGGGTGAGGAACGGGTGGGCTTGGACGACGCCGAACAAGGTCTTGAACGCGCCAGTCATTTTGTCGGTTATCGCACCGGCTTTAGAGCCGAGACCGGTAAAGGTCTTTAGTCCCTTGTCCACAAAGTTGCCCAGCACGCCGTTGACCGCGCCGGCTGCCACCTCGTAGATACCGAAAGCCCCCGCTACTTTAAGCACCAACGGCGCGATGTCTTTCAAGAAGCCGATAAGTTTCTCAAGCCACTTCGGAAGTTTGATGTCCGGTATAATGCTCCCCCAGTCGATAGCCTCTACCGCGTCCTCAATACCACCGGCAATACCCGTGCCGACATCATACCCCGCGCCGGACGTGTCCGCAGAAGCAGAGTTGTCTTGAAGCGTGTTCATCTCATCGAAAGAAGCGAGCGCGCCTTTGACCTGTTTAGCTGCCTTTTGCGCAGAGTTCCCATAGTCACCAACCGCATCGCCCACGCCTGATATGGCTTTAGACGCATTTGTAGCGCCTGTGGCGACCTTTTTGCCGAACAAGGCAAGGACAGCCTTAATGTAGCCTATAATCTTTCCTAGCCACCCTACAACGCGTGCTAGAGCCGGTAGGAACATAGCCTTGACCGTCGTGATGATTTCTCCGAGTTGAGCGCGAAGCATAGCGAACGAGTTGGCAAGCTGGACTTGTTTGCCGGCGTCTGTTTGAGCTAGCGTGTGATTCATATCGCCGACGCGCTCGGAGACAATACGCGTGAGTTCGGCGACCCTCTGTTCTTCCGAGCCATAAGTAAACAGGTCTTTCTGGCTTTCAGATAGCTGAATACCGAGTTCGGTAAATATCCGCGTGTTTCCTTGAAGCGCACGACCAAGCTGTTGAGCTGTCGCGTAAGTGTTTTCTTCCGTGGCAGAAAGCCCGTAGTGCGCCACGGTGAGGTCGTTCATCGCGGGGATTAGCTTCTTCAGAGCGTCGGTTTCCTTGACGTAGGTAGCGAGCTTTTGCGCGCCATTTAATTGAGCCTGTTGGGAGACGACACCCAGTCTAGTTTCGGCGTCAATGAGTTTTGTGACCTCATTGTATTCTGCCTGTGTCGCCCCACTATTCGACATCGCTTGCGCCAGCCGGACGCGCGCCGAGAGAACGTTTGCATAGGCGTCCTCCGCGCCTTTGAGCAGGTCGATGATTTTCCCTACCGTCTTTTGGACGATGGAAGCCAAAAGCGAGCCTAACGTCACCATTTTCGCGGAGACACGGCTCGACATACTAGACATTTGATTTGAGATTTTACTACCGACTTTCCCGACGGTGCCAGAGAGAGCTTCAAGTTTGGCGGTTAAGGCGTCGAGTGCCTTGTGCGCCATCTTTCCATCTGCTTTGAGTATGATATTTACGCTTTTAGACATTGTTCGCCTTTTCTTGTCGGCGTTTAGCGAGCCACGCTTCCGTTTCGGCTCGGCTATACCACCGGACGGGGTTTTTCGTTTCTTGTTTTTCTCGCTCGAACTTATCGACTAGCTCAGGCTTTCTTGGGTAAACATCTTTCCCACCGAGAACGCCGGCGACTGCCTTGCCGATATACACGCCGAGCTGATAGTTCGCCGTGTCGAGTATGAGCAAGCGGTCTTCAAGCCTCTTATTGTAAGCCTTGAGATATGACCGGTATATCTTTGGCGTGATTTCATCACCGTAGAAGTATGCTAGAGATATACCGAACGTGAGCGCGTCCGTTTCGAGCGACGCCCACAGTTCGGTAAAGGTCTCATAGTTTCTCTCGTCGATGTAGTTTACGCGGTCTGGGGTGAAGCCTTCGTTTTGACTTCCTCTTTTGGTAAAAAACCGCTGTCGATGAGTGCGTTCTCTAGCGTGTCAGAGATTTTCTCAAAGCCCTCGGCTTTCACGATGGCGTCAATGTCATCGAGAGAAAGCGGGTTGACGGAGAGACTTTGAATAAGCTCGACTAACACGGTAAAAGAGACTCTCCCTTCGCTAAACGCGGAGATGAGGCTTTTCCCTGTGTTCTTTTCAAACTTGATAATGTTCGAGACGGTGGCGCGAAGTTCGAGCTTTGGCGCAACCGTTTGAGCGGTTTGGGGGGTTTTGTTTTCTGTTGCTTGGTTTTCCATTTAGATTTCGTCCTTGTTTAGATTATGGTTTTCGGTTAAGCGCTTGCTGCGACCGTTCGGACGTAGTAAGTTTTACCGGAAGCGACAGCCGTGTCTGGAGTCAAGAAGTAGTCGTTGCCGGACTTTTCATACCAACCGGAGAGAGCGGGGTTAGCGCCGGTCTCTGGGGTGACAGCAGAGTAGATGAGTTCAGAGCCAGCCGGAACGTTCGTGGCTTCGCCGGAGATTTTGAGTTCGCCGGAGTAAGTCATCAGACCGTCAGTTGTCTGTTCGCCCATCTTTACGTTTGCGAACATAGCGCTAAACACGAATTTGCGCCCGTCAGCGTAGGTTGCTTCCATAGGCAAGACGGCTTGAGAGTTCGCCAGCGCCCAGATACGGTCAAACGTGTCGTCGTTCGGAGCGACGTTGCCCGCGAAGGCTACGTTATCATATTCTTGGTCGCCTGCAATATACTCTTTTTTACCACCTGGGCTATCGTGGTCGGTCACGTCAATTTCATTGTTAGTGATACCGACTTCGCCGAGACTTGTGAGATGTGCAATAAACTTTTCCGTGCTAGACACGGTGTAGGCGAGCTTTGCGCCCATACTTTTTATACCAGCCATTAAGGTTTCTCCTTTAGAGATGGTGCGGTTGTTGTGTCCATTATATCACACTATGGACGGATGAGGCTACGCGCTAGGATTTTCCAGCGCCTCGACGCGAGATACCAACTCGTTGATAGCTGTGACGAGGGAAGTTTTATCAGTCGTTGTGAGGCTGGAGAGGCGACCGATACGGTCAGCAAGAACTCTCCCTTGATAAGCGGAGAGGGGTCGTTGTCTGTAAGCAGAACCACTAGCATTAAGGGCGTCGTAAACTGTGCCGGTGTTTAATAAATTGCCACTGTAATCGTCTCTGACCGAGCCGTCTTGGTTGTATATGGTTATAGATGGAGTTTCATCGCTATACAACCCGTCCATAACATACACCACAGTTTTGTTAGTCGATTTTCGGGCGACTAAGATGAGACGTTCGACTGCATTAAGGAAAGATGCACTACCGGAATTGTTATACCATTTTATATTGCCAGTTATCCTATAAATCCCTGTGTCGAGTAGCCACGGCGCAAAACCGTCTGGGCTTGATGTCGGGTAATTATAGTCTGAGGTCGTTAGCGTTTTAATCCCATCAGGCAGTCCAGCCCAAGTCCCATCAGCTTTGAGGACTTTCCCAGCGTCAGTCGTAGCAGGGGCGGGAACGAGACCCATAGCGCCTGCGGTAGTCCCGTCTGTTCCGGTGAAAGCAGTCTTGTCGGCTTTGTTGTCGTTTAGATATTTACCCATATTGGCAGAGAGAGCTCTGCTATCGCTTGAAGAAGTCAAAGAGTCTTCAATTTGGTTTTCTGTTAATACCCTCGCATATCTTTGAGTATTACCTCCAGCTGGCGAGCCATCTGCCTTTTTTGCAATAAACATATAGATTTTATACGAGTCATATGACCCAGCGCCGACCAAAGTCCTCACCTCCTGAGAAACACCGCTAGTGTTCATCACGATAAAAGTCAAACTTTTGCCACTATCAGCCGTAAAAACATTACTGCTGGTAGCCCATATTGAAACGTCATTATTGGTCGTATTTTCAAAATTATAAATACCTGGAGAAAGCAACCAAGTAGCGATAGCATTGTCGGTATCGCCCGTTTTATGATAATTAAAATCCGCGTCAGTCAGCGTCTTGACACCGCCTCCGCCTTCGGGCAAGTCCACGTTCTTATTCTCATCGGGGACAACCGGAACGCCACCAACGGACACGGAGTTGATGTTGTTGACCTGTGCACCCGTCTCAACGCCAGCAAGCTTTTCTTTCTCCGACGTAGAATAGTTGTTGTCGGTATGGACATAGTTAGCGTCAACGACTGTGTTCGGAGCGTTTTTCTGCGCACCACTTTCGATACCGTTGAGCTTAGTGACTTTTTCGCTGTCAATACCAGAGTTGAGAGCTGCAATTTGCGCAGGAGTAAGCGGGGTCTCATTGACCCGATATTCGGGAAGCCAGCCTGCCTTACCATCGACACGCCACGTTCCAGAATACTTGAAGCGCCACGTTCCGACGAGAGCGGAAGCCTCTGGCTCGACTGGGAAGTCCGAAGCGTCAGCCACCACGAGATAGTCATTTGAGGTTGGTATGGTATGTCCGTCGGTGTCAGCGGGGTATAGAGAGCCGTCAGTAGGCACATCAGCCCACGTTCCCCAGTTCCCGCGGAAGTGAGCGGAATTGGTTTGAGCCGTCTCGACCACAAAAGCCTTGTCCGCGAGTTGGTTTGACGCGGAAGCCTCAGCAGGGATTTTCTCGGAGACACCCGCGATGTTTGAAGCGTTGGTGTTGATTTGAGCGACTTTAGTGCCGTCTATGCCAGAGTTGACCGCAGTCATTTGCGCTTGCGAGAGCGCGTCCTGTTTCCCAGAAACAGCAGTGTTGAGTTGCTCATCTGCTTGTTCACGAGCGGAAGTTTCTGTGGAGAGGTCTTGCGCGGACGGCGCGCCGACATCAGAAGCCTCAAGCTGAATATTCCCAGTAGCGTCAGGGGCTTTCCCGTTGACCGTCTGAACGGGTGAGATGATGTTGTTATTGACGACAGCTTCACGCTCCACGTTGACCTGTCTTTCCGCGCCCTCTTGGGCGACATTTACACGTCTTTCGCTCATATTATTCGCCCCCCTCATCAGCAGTCGTAGTGACCTCGGTTTTGAGATATAGCGGTCCGGAAGCGATGGTAGTCTTGACACCATTGTTTATGACCTCAATGTCGTAAGTGTATTGTTGCGAGCTTTCCATTTCGTCTGTATCGGTCGCGTCGATAGTAAAGTGATACTCGCCGTTCTCATCGAAAGAGAAGTCACTATCTTTCTTTTGAAGCACAAAACCAGCTTTTTCCTCGAAGCCTTTTTTCTTTACCGTGAAGAATATGTGTTGAGCGCGTTCCATAATGACACCGCCGTCTTGGTCTTCCCGATGGAAGTGTAGCCGAGCCGTGTCGCCACGATAGAACGATATGCTATTGTCGGGCATAAAGTCAGTCTCCTTTTGAGAGTGCGTTGTTGGTTATTATTATATCACTAAAGACCCTTAGACACTGCGACGGGGTATTGAATATCGCAATATACCGCCGTGCCAGTCTTAGTCTGCACCGTGTTGATTTCCGACACGATAGACGACCCCGCGAGACAGCGCACGCCGGCTTCGAGGTCAAGTATGTGCTCGAAGCTGTCGTTCATCACGGTATTGTCGAGGGCATTATAGACGAGGTCAACGAGTTCCATCAAGGTTGCGATGACTTCGCTTGTGATTTCCTCTTTTTCGAGATTTAGGTAGATGGAGACGGTATAGGTCGGCGTGTAGGTATAGCGACGCGCTTCGGCGTCAATTTCCCGCCCCACGGTAGCCGGCACAATCCGGATTACTGGGTATTGGTCGAACGTGTCTGTGGCTTCTTTTGACACCGCCATCACGATTGTCCCATTTGATGTCGCCGGCAAGTTAATGAGCGCGGACGCTAGTTCGTCTTGGATTTTGTTTGTGAGTTTAGTCAAGTCCATATTTTCTCCTTTTAGATAACTTTGTCGATAACTTCTTGGACATTATGAGCGAGAAGCCGGTTGGCATAAGGCTCAACCTCTTTATAGGTTTTTTCGAGATAAGGGTGCGGAGCGGTGCCGTGTTTGGCGATGGAGTGAGCCAAAGCCCACGGGTTGATACCTCTCATACGCGCCCACGGAGTGATAGCGTCAACCGGCGGGAAATGTGGGCGAGTGCCGAACTCAACATAGTCGGCGTATTCGTCAGTCGGCTCGACGCGATATTCGACACGGCTAACTTTGATGTAGTTTACGTTGCGAGCGAGCGAGCCGGTTTTCCCAAAAGGTATGTTCTTGCGGAAGCACCACTGCGTATAGATGGCGACCTGCAAGAGAGTTTGCTCGATAGCGTCTATCATCGCACCTGGCGCGCGTTTGACCGCCTGTCGCGCGCCCCGCATATCGACGGAGAGTTCCAAGTCCATAGGCTATACCCCCTGTGTAGAGCAGGCGAGTTCGAGATGAGACACCCCGCCTAGCCCTTTGTATGGAGCGACGCCCTTAATGAGAACGACGACGCCTGACGAGACCACGAGCTTGTCGCCCTCTTTGACGTCAGCGTCTTCCTCAAAATAAGCGACATAATCCTGTCCGACAACGATGTCCGGAGAGAGCGAGTTCTCTCTCGTAGCAGGGAGAACGAGACACCGAACTCCGGTAGCGATTTGGGCGAACTGCGAAGAAAGCCCCCGCCCCTCTATTTTTTGCCGGCGAAAGATGTCGCAGGTATGGTCGAGTAGAAGCATTATAAGTTCCCCCATTTGTAGAAGTTGAACACGGTCATATAGTCATTAGCGTTCCCGATGACGATTTTAGAGCCAGATTGGTTGGCGTTTCTGGTGAACGTTCGGCTATACCCGCCCACGCTCTCGGAAGTCACGTTGGCGTTCCCCTTATCGTTGCGGTTTAGGTTTTCCGAAGCCAGTTGGAGAGTAGCGAGCTTTAAGTCTTCCGGAATACTGCCAGTCCCCACTTTGTATTTGACGTAGATGGCGTCGAAGTAGCCCCGCCCGTAGCGGTTCTCCCCGAACGTAGTGATACGCACGCGACCAGTAGATTTGTCGACGGCAAGCTCGGAAACATCTACTGCCGTGCCGTTGATTTTGATTTCGTCGATTTCTTTGATGTCGGCTTCCCGCAGAAAGATGACCGGCGCGTAGTCGTGAGTTTCCTCGATGATTTCCTCCGCGCCAAAATGTCGCCGAGTATAAGCAGATACCCACGCGTTCGTGGACGCCACAATTTGAGTGAGGCGTTGCGACTGTGGAACGCCCGCATAGTCCATCAGATTTTGTTCAGTTATGATTTCCATAGAAGCATTTCCTTGCGGTTGTTGCGTCCATTATACCATAATGGCTACCTTACTTCCCGCCCCCTATAAACTCCCCCGAACGCTCTAACGCGAAGCTAGAGGGCAATAACGCGATTTTCTAGTCCCGACGTATAAACACCCATCTTTTGGGCGAGAAGCCCCTCTACGGCGATTTGGTGGTGGAATTGTGGCATTTTTGTTGGTGGAATTGTGGCGATTTCTACGCGATAGTTTTTCGCTCAATACCAAAAACCCCGCGCCAATAGACGGGGAGAGCCTGAAGCGCGGGGA